CCAAGCCAGGTACTGTTGGCTTCTTCTCCGCCGCCAAGTTCACGGCCTCGGTTGATGGCAACGAAGAGGCGATCCTCTATGTCGCTGACTTTGATTATCTGCGCTGCCAGACGGTTGACGACTCAATCCCTGTGAATGAGTTGGTGGTTGGCATCCATCCGATGCCGGGCATGTTCCTTAACGTGCGCGCTGCGGCAGGCACCTACAAAAAAGGGCAGCCATTATCCATCGCAAACGGCCAGGTTAAAGCTCCTGCCACAGGCGAGTCCATTCGCGCATATGTCGAAGAAGACACGGCGTACACCATTGCTGCAGGCGATCTGCTGCGCGTCGTTATCAAGTAAGGAGCACCTGAATGCTTGTATTTTCTCGCTCTATCGGTGAACGCACCGGTAACCTCGAAGTCAACCAGGCGCAGTTCCGCGAGCTGGAGATGGCGCGCAACATGAGTGCGCAGTCTGTCGCTGACTTCATTGCCCGTGCTCGCTTCGGTGAAAACGGACACCTGGACGCGGTGAACGCGGTTGATGACATCCGCCGCATGTACCGTGCGTACGACCAGACAGTGCTGGCACAGTTCGAGCCGAACACCGAATTCACCCTGTTCAACGACCTGATGCCATTATCACGCTCTGTCCGCCTGGAAGAGTCAGTGTATGAATATGCGCGTACCGGTGGTCGTGGCTGGGCGCACACTTCCATGTCCGGCCAGATCGGTGCGGCGCTGGATGCTCGCGCGTACAGCTTTGACGGCACCATGGTTCCGGTGCACGACAGCGGCTTCAAGTTCCACTGGCGTGATCCAATCTTCAACAAAGGGTCAGCGCTGGCATCACTTGCCGATGCGCAGCGCGGTTCTGTTGATGATGTGCGCCGTAAAATCGTGGATTACATGTTCAACGGTTTCCGCGACTCGGAAGGCAACTTCGTTACCTTCGATGGCAAAACGTGGAAAGGCCTGAAGAACGATGAACGCGTCGGCCAGGTTGATTTGGGCGCATCTGGACTGAACATCGACTTCTCCAGCCGCACCACAACCGCAGAACAGAACCGAAACGGTGCGATCGCGCTCCGTGACACCATGAAGATCACCAATAACCAGTACGCGCCGCAGACCTGGTACGTATCCAGCGAGATCATGTCCAACTGGGAGCGCTATTTCAGCGACAATTACCAGTCCGGCACCATCCTGCAGGAAATCCTGAAGCTGTCCGGCATTTCCGCAGTGAAAGAAGACGCCGAACTCACAGGTAACCAGATTTTGGTGGTTCCTCTGACTGCCGGCGTTATCGCTCCGATCACTGGTCAGGCTGTGGGCACTGTTGCTGACCCTCGTCAGTTCTATAACAGCGACTACATCTGGCGCACCTGGGGCGCTATGGGCCTGATGGTCAAGCAGGATATCAACCTCAAACATGGCGTGCTCTTCGCGAGCAGCTAAGGAGAAATTGAATGGCACTGGTAGAAATCACAGCATGTAACGTCTTCGCCGGTGCCAACCTCCGCAAACTGGAGGTTGGTGCGATCGTAGAAGTGGACGATGCAACAGCAGCGCGCTGGAAGGCGTCTGGCAAAGCAAAGGACACTGACAAGAAGAAAGGCGAGAAGCTTTCCTTCGAAGTGGCAACTCCGTCCGCGCTGGCGGCAGACCTTTCTGGCCTGCAAAAGCAACTCGCCGACGCGCTGGAGAAGAACCAAAAGCTAACCGCCGATGGTGAAGCAAAAGATAAGGCTCACGCCGACGCGCTGGCAGCAGAAACAAAACGCGCAGATGAAGCAGAAGCCGCACTCGCGGAAGCAATCAAAAAGGCGAAATAACCATGGCTGACCCAATCACAGCGGCAGACGTGCAGGCGTTCCTCGGTGAATTGGGTTACTCCATCCCGGGGGCGCTGCTGGAGCCGATTCTCTGCGTGGTGAACAAAATCATCCCGTGCCTCGATGGTGCGGGGTATGACGAGTGCACAGCGAAGCTGATCCTGATGTACGCCGCCGCACTTATGGCTACGTCGTCCGGCGCGCGCCGCATCAAATCGCAGGGTGCGCCGTCTGGCGCGTCCCGCTCTTTTGAATATGGCGACGACAGCATTACCTGGCTGCGAGACTCGCTGGCCCGGCTTGATACCAGCGGTTGCACCGGTGAGTTGCCGATCAGCGCAGGTAATAGCGTCGGTCTGTTCATGGTGGTCGGGGGCTGCTGATGACGTACAAATCAGTTAGGCACGGCCTGCCGCGCGCATTCACCCGTGTATGGGTGATTACCGACACAGGGCGGGAGACAACCGGCTACGTTAAGTCGGACGGCGAGTGGCATATAAACTGTGAGCGCATCCGGGCGACCGGCGCCAAGGTGCTGCGCTGGAAGGAGGGCTGATGTCATCGGTAGCAAACTGGTCATACACAGACACGGCGACCATCTGGCGAAAGCTGGAAGGCAATGACGAATACGGCGACCCGCTGGGCTATGCGGAACCTGAGCAAATCCTCTGTGACTACGAGGGCGGGCTCAGCAAGAAGTTAGCCAGCTTGGGTGCAGAAATCGTCGTTAAGAACACTGTCTGGACTGAGTTCGCGCTGGCGGCCGCGGGTGATTACCTGCTGATTGGTGTTTCGACTGAAGCCGACCCGGTTGTCGCCGGTGCCGATGAGGTGCGTCAGGTTATCCGTTACGCAGACACGTTCGAACGAGCGGCGGATGATTACGCCATCCTGACGGGGGTTTGATAAACCTGTGCAATAATGGCCCAAAACGTTAACTGGAATGATTGGTGATGGGATTTCAATATTGGCTTGCGGTATGTGGAATTTTTCTGACCGGCCCCTTTGCGTTTGTTCAGTCGATTATCTTTTTGCGACGAGGTGTCTATACAAAGACATTTAAGGGGACGACGCGAAAGGAGTACATCCATAAAGACAGCAAGCCTATTGAATACTGGTTCAGCGTTATTGCTCAAATGATTATTGGCGTTGTAATGATTGGATTTGGATTCTGGTTATTAGATGACCTGCCTGCCTTTCATAAGTGGCACACTGAAATCCGCGCAATGCTCCCTTTTTGATTCATCTTTAAATGAAATCAAACCTCGCTCAGGCGGGGTTTTTTATTGCCTGGAGACAACCATGGGTATCAAAGTGCGCGGCGTTAAGCAGTCGAAAGCCGGGCTCAACCGCATCATCAACGACGTGAAAGGGCGAAAGGTTGTCCGGGCGCTTCAGTCAGCAATGATAATCGGCAGCTCACAGGCTGCTCTTTATACGCCTATCGACACCTCAACGCTGCTTAATAGCCAGTATCGGGAGTTGATTAACAACGGCGTTCGGCTGACAGGTCGGGTGGGATACACCGCGAACTACGCTGTGTTCGTTCACGATCCGAATGTTCCTCAAACCTTCCGCCGCGCCACCGCGCAGAAAGAGTTCCTCACCAAAGGCTTTGAAGACACCCGCAGCCAGATTGATGCCGTAATGCGCAAGGAGCTTTCAGTATGACACCAGCCATGTATGAGCGCGCGCGTAACTACTTCGTTGATGCCGGGCTTACCACTGGCTTCATTGTTCAGTTGTTGGCGTGGGATGACACAAAGAAGTTAACCGACGCATTCATAGTGTTCAGACCTAATGGCGGTACCGATATCCGAAATGACCTCGGATCTGATCACTACGTGCTGGTGGATGTCATTTCTGCCAAGGATAAGCGCCGCGCAGCAGCAGAAAAGGCTCAGGAAATCATCAATTATGTCGAACAAAACGACATTACCGACGAATGCCTTGGCCTGATTCAAAACCTCGGCAATATGCCTGCGCCTATCTTGACCGAAGAGGGCCGCCTGGTCTTCCGGCTCCAGTTCATGTGCGTCTACGGCGAATAACCCCATCACCAACCCATCAGGCTGCCATCAGGCGGCCTTTTTTATTTGAGAGGTACACATGCAAGGCTGTGCTAATGATTTTGGCAAGCTGATCGGGAAAGTAGCTGTGCTACGCATGGCCTTTGGCTGCCCCGACGCAGTGCCCGCGCTTTCCGAGTGGAAGCGTCTCGGCGCTATGACGACCAAGGGCATCGACTATTCGATGAACACCATCAACTCTGAGGCAGATGATGCTAAAGGACTGGTGGAAAACCTGGTCAACAATATGGATCTGACGATCTCCGGTGAAGGGGAGCTCCGAAAGTCTGATAAAGACAACGAGATCGGCGCTTTCAGGCTTTCGAAATATATTTTCGATGAAGTCCAGGCTGGTCGGCAGCCGAATCTCTGGGTCCGCTTTGACTTCGCGGGTGAGAACGCTGGTACTTATATCCAGGGCTACATGAACACCACTTCATGGTCTGGTGACTTCGGTACCAACGATATCTCCACCTTCTCTGGAGAGTGGAAGGT